GCCATATACACCACCCGCTGCAACGACGAGTGCGCCATCATCTGTAATGGGCGCGCTGAACGAATCTAGCTTGGGAGCATTCTCCTCTTCACCGGACCGCTTGATTTCGAAACCGAATAGTTGCATGTAAACTCCAAATAGTGGGGCTAGACTATGCTAGCCCCCATAATAATAATTAAACGCCGCCTGCGTCGCCAGTGGCGCCGCTTACTTCCCACCAGTCATATGCGAAGGTTACAGCGAATTCTTCAATGCTGTCCGTTGCATTCCAATCTAGATCGATTGTAGAAATGTTGGTTGGGAAAATGCCATTGAACTTATACTCACGAATAGGCGCGCCTGTCTTCGAGAATTGAGTTACAATAGCTGTTTGTTTGTACTGCAATGGGCTTGCAGAACTGAAATCGCGCACGTTGCTTTCGAATGTTTGAATCTTATTCGACCATTCTTCGAGCGCGTTGCGAATCAAGAAGTCTTCATCGTTCATTACCGTAACCGACCAAGTACCATACTGGCGGTCACCAGCAAGGCGAATCTTGCGGCCGAAGTAAGGTACTTCGATCACGCCCAGAGTTGCCTCTGGGATAGATGTTGCGCGAACCATGAAGGGGATCTTGATATCCCCAGCACCGTTAACAGGGTTGGTGATCTGCACTTGGAAAAGCGAGCCACGAGCACCACCCAAAGTCAACTGGCTTCTAATTTCGTTGATATTAAATGCCATATTTTTCTCCGTTTATTGTTATATTTATGGGCTGGTAAATCGCTTATGCGCCAACGATTTCGTTGAACTCGACACCAGTGCGGACAGCAACAAAGTTCAACTGAATAAAGTTGATCGCACGTGCTGGCTTGATGTAGATGTCGCCCACAAACTCACTACGGTCAATTACTTCACCTGTGTTGTTGCTGTTATCGCATACAACGCGGAAGTCGTAAATACCACGGCGGCCTTGAATATCGCGAAGGAACGGCTCAACCATATTGACAAATTGTGCACGCGTGAACGCATCATTGAATTCGAACAACATAGACTTAGCAGCTGTTGCAATAGCCTTCTCGAGCACAATAAACAGACGGCGCACGTTAATGCGATCGAATGCGCTTGCGCGGTTCAGAAGAGTCTTATCACCAAACAACACAGTGCCTTGGCCTGGGAAGGTAACAACTGGGTTGTAACCTACCTTGTACAATTCATCGCGAGCTCCTGCAACTGGGTTGTACGACAACTTGACGATATTCTTGACTTGGCCGCGATTGAAACCAGCTGGCGAGAACCATGGGTCGCGCTCGGAGTCGGTACGTACGCACAGACCAGCCGTATCGCCGTTCAATGGAATGTAGCGATACATGTCGTTGTATTTGTCATACTGATACTTGTATCCTGTATCCAGTACTGCATACGAGCTCGACACGAGTTGGTTTCTGTATGCCAAGAGCGATGTCAATTCAGATCCAGCATTACGCACCACAGCTGCTTTTGGAGGTGAAGCGAATATGATGCAATCCTTACGACGCTCAGCGACGTTTTGGATGAGGTAGTTAGCTACTTGAGCTCCACGTACGAGGTCGCGTGCATGTCCTTGAAGGATAAACGATACATCCACATCTTCTGCAGACTGATACTGGTCGTATCCACGCAATACATCACCAACTTCAATCAACGTCTCATCGAAACCGTCCGATCCCCCTGCCAAGTTAATTGCAAAAGGAGTTGTTGGTGTAGCTGCAGTAAGAGCCGCAGCAGTTGCTGTTTCTGCACCTGTGCGTGGATTCGTTACCCAGATGTAGCTGGACGTATCATTGACCAAGTCAATGTAGTAGTTGGCAGAGCCGTCTTCTAACTTGCTATCTGTAGCACGCGACACGTTAGCATACGTTTCTAGAATAGTTCCAGGAGTACCCGAGAACTGGCCAAGGCGGTCGATGACCACCATGTGCAATTCATCAACAACAGATGTATTACCACCTTTAGTAGCTTGCCACGTAGATACGCCAGGAGCTCTGTCGAACACTTGAGCATATTCCCAGTCTCTGCGGAAGAAAGTGTCAGTCACGTTCTTAGAGAGGGTATATGCAGATTCGAAATTGATTTGCGCGTAGTAATGTGTGCTGTTTGAGAACGCATCTAGATCACCCCACACAGTCGATGTCAAGTTAGCAGAGTTATCATCCGCATCAAGACCTGTGAAGGAAGCAACTTTTAGACGCTGGTAGCCAACAGTCGTGTTACCTGCATACACCACATCGCCAACATTGAGCTTGCCAAAAGTAGTGGTAACTACGTTAGCAGCATCGGACAGTGCACCTGTAGCGGAGTTGGATACAGCGATAATAGCAGCAGTGTTACCTACCGCGAACCTAATCGAGGATGCTGAACCAGAAATGAACGTGTTTGGGGTGAGGTTGATAGTCTCACGGAACTGAGCGCTAGAATCACACTGAGCAACACGGATCGAGTTTCCATAAGATCCTGGGAACTTGGCTGCAAACAGCACACCATCTTCACCCGAATCGCCGAAAGAATCGCGCTTTTGTTCAAAGTCATCAGCGTTCTTGATGTTGTACAGCGAACGTGTAGTAACAGCAGATGTGTTACCGATAGCTGTGTGTGAAGAAATCACATTACCAGCCAATGTCGCAGATGCGCCGTTTGCATAGGTATAGCTCGTCGAAGTAGTAACAGTGACGTTAGCAGTGCGTGTCACATACAACTGATTGCCATAAGACAAAAAGTTTGCTGCTGTGAAAAACGTCTCTGCGTTGTGTGAACTTGGCTTACCGAAACGGCTTACGAGATTGTTCTCGGAAGTGATAAGAATTTTTTGGTCGATTGGACCCCAGTGGAATACACCTGCGATAGCACCTTCTGTTGTCGAAACTGCAGGAACTGCTGTAGTTAGGTCAATTTCAGATACATTTACGCCAGGACTAACTTGAAATGGCATGTTGATCTCCCTATATAAAGGTTATATTTGATGGCTCTGCGATATTTATAATTTGTGTAGTTTAGTCTTGCATGAGCCAACTATCGTCGCTTACAGCCATCATTGGCCGCGACCTCTGGACGCCAAATCCCAGTTGATCTAGCTGCAACCAGTTTTCATCTGAGTTGCCAACCATCTTTTCGATCTCCGTTTCACCTGAACCATCATCGATTAGTCCGAACGGGGCAAGATCTTCTTCAACTGCCCTCTCTTGCAGTCGCATAACGCTTTCGCGCACATCAGTGCTCGTCAGCTCCCTCATATATGGTTGTGTCATTGCCCACGATAGCAACACACAACACATCACCAAGTCATCGTTTCCGCCCTCTGCTTCAAAGGAATCCCCCTTAGCAGTGAATCGGTACATCTCATTCAATAAATCGAAGTCGTTAATTGTAATCCTGTCGGATTCGACGATAGTCTTGAAGTTACTGCATCCGAGCTTCTTTACAACTCGAGTAGTTTTAACTCCCAAACGAGAATGGCCAGAGAACCCACCTGTAATTATCTGACCCGTTTGCCCGTCAAGAGCTGTGTATACGATGTTCTCATATTCCAAGTCTTGATGTAGGATGTCAACGACTTGCTTTCCAATGTCATTTGTTTCAACTAGAACAAGTGCGTTATTGTATAGTTTTGCGAAGTGATGCACGTAAGATGGATACAAAAGTGTAGATACTTTGTTGTTCCTGTAGACAGCAACGACGTTATACGGTATAGTCGATATGTCGAAGACGATAAAGGCACTATAATCATTGCCTGTACCTCGTGCTGTGTCTACTACCATCATATAGAGACGATTTGGATCTGGCTCCGCATAGATCTTGAAGTCGTCAGTCTTCTTGATAGGGGTGTGATATGGGATCATCCTGAGCTTACTGCCCTCGATCAGCGTCGACGACGACCCAACAAATTCACACTCAAATTCAACCCGGAACTGTTCTTCAGACGTGTTACGGATTGTTTCTTCTTTCCACTTCGCGTCACGGCCGGGCACTTGGTCCCAGGTAACGTCGATTCTCTTATAGTCGTTACGTTTCTCTTCACTATCAACCCACAGCTTGTGAAACATATTCAAGCCGTTAGGGGTAGATGTAATCAGTACCTTAGATGTGTTACCAGACGAAATGGTAGGGTATACCGAACTGAAGAAGTCTTCTTGTAGGTTCGTAGGAATGAAAGCGAACTCATCGAGATAGATCAGGTTCTGCGATGTACCACGAATAGCGGAAGATGATGTGGCGGATGCGATGATCCTAGATCCATTTGCGAATTCCACCGACCCCTTATTCCACTCAACGATTGGCTGCTTAAGCCACTTAGGCAAGTGCTCGTATCCTAGCTGAATACGACCAACGATCTCGAGGGCCTGTGCCCGTTTGTTAGCAAGAATAGCAA